CAAACCATGGGGACTTGTCAATTCTAGTTCTAAACCCTTTAAAGAATACGTTGCTTGCTTGCTGGGCGTTAATGGCAATATTGATAATGTCTATTGAATCGCCAGGAGGTTTTCCGTAATAAGACGCGGGGTCTTTTAAGCAAAGCAATAGATATACAATATACGAAACTGCAATTGTTGAGCAGTAGTCTTTTCCAGATCCTTTTCCTAGCTGAGCAACTACCTCGTTGGCAGTTTGCTTAAACATTCTATGTCCTTCTTCTTCTCCAAAAAGTTTTATTAAAGTAGACTCTTTATACACCTGTGAGCTTTTTTCAATTAATGTGTATTGATATTCTGAAAGTTCTGGTAGACCTAGATATTTTTCATCAGTTACAAAATCTCTTAGCGATACTGGCTTTTCGTCAAACTCTTCGCCATCAAGCATGTCAATGATATCAGAAAAATCAAATGACATTTTTGGACTCTATTATCTCTATAGGTTCAACCACTCCAGTTATTTGCGAAAGTCTTTTCATAATTTCTCTTCTTATATCTGGGTAGTCCTTCGCAACATCCCTTAATATTGAAACTAAAACATCTTGCTTTCTTTCTGTTTCTGCAATTTGATCTGCAATTTCTTGATTATCTAGTAATCCAATTTGTTGCAACATTGCAATTCTTTTTGTCTCTATGTCAGCAATTAATTTTAACGCAGTAGCCTTTACGTTTAATTGACCTTGCTGGTCTGCATCATCTACAGTTTTCCAAGCTTCTTTAATAAGCATTGCATAATGTTGGTCTGCGCCAGAGACAGCTTCTTTTGCTCTATCTCTAGAAGTAGAGTCATTTTTAACAATAGACTTCCACTCATCTATATACTCAACGACCTCAGCTCTTTTAAAGCCAGTCAATGAAGATATTTGAGCAGGATTACTTCCTTTTAAAAGTTCTTCAACTACTTTATTCATTCGATCAAAATGATCAGATAATTCAATTTCCATATGTCATAAGTATACTTTTAGTTGACTGAAATGTCAATTAGAATTGGCTATTTTATATAATATTAAGTATCCAATTAAATCATCTATATCGTTATCTCCAGCAAAACCCTTATTGTTTCTTACTCTATTCAATTTATCATCAATTCTGACCTTTAATTGCTCTTTAGAATCCGCCGTTGAAAATATTCTTGCAGGCTCAAGGGCTGAATTACCGTATGAAATATTTTTTTCAATTAGCATGTGTGCAATTTCATGACAGGCATCCCATATTTTCATTCCAGCTGGCGCTCCGACTGAACGTAAATATAAATCCTGACAGCTAAAGTTTTTTACATCTTCATATACTGGCTTAAGCATTATCTCCTCCTAATTAATTCGAACTTAGTTAAATATCTCTGTATAGTCATAGCAGAGGTTTTACATTCAATAGCAATCTGTGTAACACTTCTTTTCTGAACCACATATCTTCGATACAGCCACTCTTCACTTTGGTACAACTTCATTTTCTTCCCCATTGTATCATATTCCAACCACGCTCATGTGCGTAATAAATAAATATTTTAACAGTAGTTTCCCAAAAAGCAATTGTTATAGATAGCGAAACATTTTTTGTAATCACGTAAGCAACAGCAACAGAGGACAAAGTTCCCCATATGCGATAACTTAATGCCTTAACAAAAGATCTAGTCTTGGTTACTTTCATCATCTATATCTTCCTTAAACATATTTTTAATATATCTATCTTCTGCATCTGCAATTCCTTGTCCAACATTAGATGCCCAGTTCTTTACGTTTTTCAGTAGCCGAAATAGCATGAATCTCTGCCCCCAAATCTACTTGTTCAATCTTATATCCTACGTCACGACCATAAACAATATTAGTAATGTTAGGAAGTCTTAGCACTAATGCGCCATCCATAAATTTATCTTTAGCAATGTACTCTTTTACCTGATCAAACTTAAGTGGATCTTTCTCACTTGTATTGTATGTATTTCGTACTCCAAGTAATACTTGGTTAGTTCGTTTACCAGCTTCTTTATATAAAGCGTGATGCCCCTCATGCCATGGTTGATAGCGACCAAGCATAAGTGTTGTTGGTGCAGACCAATCATGCAAGCCATGTTTTTCAATTATTTGAGATGCTTTTTCTTCAGCATTTAGTTCATGATTAGAAAAATATGCGTTGGCAATTTCAGGGCGCTCAAACATTTTATTTGTATCTTCAAAACGACTTTGCGTAATAGTATCCATAAATATTAAAATATTTGGCTTACCGAATGCTTTACGAGTTTCCGCTGTTGGGCAAACAAAGTCTACAATAACTGGAGCAACTCCTTGATTGGCAATAAGTCTTGCCATAGCCCCCATACGTCTTGCTTGTTCTATGCGATCTTCTGGAGTAAATCCTAAGTCAGAATTAACAGTAGCTCTTACCTCATCTGCATTAAGGTGAATAGCATTAATTCTTTCTTTTAAAGATTTAGCTAATTCTGTTTTACCAGAACCTGGAAGTCCTATAATTTGAATAATCATGTTTGCCTTTCTGTAAGCACCTTGTTTGCATAGTGTGCAATTCCAAATGAATCTGCAACATCAAAATCTATTACATTTAAATTATATTTTTTATTAAAATAATCAACGGTCCTTTGCTTTCTCATATTCCTTAATTGATTTTTGTACCATGAGTCTGCATACCCAGGATTTTCTAATCTTATAACAGATTTTTCATCCTTTGTTGGATTTTTGTTGCCAATGAACGCCTGCCACGAGGATGGGCTAATAGTAATAACCTTAGCACCAGTAGACATAAGCTCAGCAATAACAACCCCATAGACATAAGATAATTTTATCACAGCATCTGGTGATCTGACAAGCACTGCTCCCTCTACGGCAACATAATCACTCTTTAATTCTTTTAACATTAAATTCATTCTAACCTTGGCATTATATATTTTTTCATAAATATCTTGTCCTGCTAAATTTATTTTCCCCCATTTAATTGGAACTGAGTTTTCCATTAAACAAAAGGCTATAGATGTAGTTGAGGCATCGATGCCAAGTACTCTATTTGCTTTTGATTTTACTAAACTAGCTAAGTTCATTTATCAAGTTCCATATTATTTTTTTACTATGCTCTATAATATTTTTTTCACAAACAGAGCAAATATCTGAGTTGTTGTATCTACTTAACTTAGTTTTGCATTTTTTGCAATTTCGAACAAGACCATTTTTTATAGACTTTTTTTCGTAGTACTTCTCCATAATCCTTTTGTTGGTAGCCATTCGGCAGCACTCATCGCTATGATACTTTTGATTATGAGTTTTTGGCTCAAATTCTTTTGAGCATTCTTTGTTTTGGCATATCATAATTTAGGAACCTTATAGGACTCTATTTGAACTGTGCCTATTAGTCCTGAGTAACATTCTTTTTTTACAGGGCAATAAGTGCAAGGCATTTTGGATTTTGTTGCTCCTGCTGGTTTCATTGGAAGATCTCCGTCTTTAAAATTATCCCAAACTTCACACATCCACAAAAATGCTTCCTCAATGATTTCAGTATTTTTTTCATTCATGGAAATTGGAATTACTATAAGTTCCTGAGTGTTTTTATTCTCATACAGAAAAAATCCTTCTTTAGCTTTTTTAAGTTTCATATAAGTCAATAGCTGTAGAAGGTGGTTGGGTGTTGGCTTCATCTCTGATTGCCTTCCATCCCAAACTTCTTGCTTTGCTGTTTTAATTTCACCAATGACTGTCTCTCCATCATATTCCATTATTAAATCTATAAATCCTCTAATTGGGGGATACTCATTTACAATCTCTTCTTCTTCCGCTTTCCACTCAGGCATTGTGGATATTAACTTTTGAAGTCTTTCGTGTGCCTGTGTTCCTTGTGACATATTGGCAACGGCAACTGCGTCATTATCGTCAATAAACATAGCACCAGAAAAAGCCATATACCAATATCTTGGACAGGTTCCATGACCGTAACCTAAAGAGCTTGGGCTAAATGATTTTTTTGTCATCTCTCCATCTGCTCTTTTTGTATTACGATACGCCTCATCAAGCAGTTGAGCAAATTTTTCTGGATCGAAATGCTTACCAGTATGCTTTTTAAACTTGAGGTTCTTTACTATATCTCTACCCATTAATCTTTATTCCATTCATCATTATCTATGTCCTCATTTAGGTCAAAGTCAAAAACTTCTTGTTGCCCAACCCATTTTAAAAATTTAGATAACGCTAAACCTGAAAGGATCGCTGTTGCTGATATTGTAATTAAAGCCCATACTTTTTTCACTTAATGTCTCCCCAAAAAAATATAATTATTATGTCTCTACCCATTGTTTGGCACCCACATTTTTTCTTTTCCTTTATTATGATATCTAGCCATAACAAACAATAAGTCTGATAGACGATTTAAATACTTAGCAATGTTTGGATTTACGTTTTCTATCTTCCAAACTTCACGCTCTGCCCTTCTTACAACAGTCCTTGCATTGTGCAGTGGTCCTGTTGGCAAAACAAAAGATCTTAAAGGTTCTAGATACTCATTATAGTCATCAATTACATTTTCTAAATATGTTACTCTGTTTTCAGATATTGTTATTGTTGAAGCACCTGCAAGCTCTGCGCCAAGATCAAATAAGTCGCTCTGAACTCTTTCAATAATATTATTATACTCATCGGTTGCCATTCCAATAGCAGAGTTGGCCTCATCTACAGCACCTATAGCTTCCATCATAGGGCTAGTTTTAGATACCCTTTCGTTATTAGCGTTAGAGGTTTGCCCATCATCGCCAGTTTTAGTATAAATTTTACTTAGTATTACCATCAGTGACCCCTTAAAGAACGCCAAACATCTACTGCAATTTCATTAACTACATATAAAGCAAAAACTGTTATAAAAAGCTGAGCAATAATTAATACTGGAAAAGATTTATTCTTAACCTTTTCTTCTAATAATTCTACGGCCATCTTACTTCTCCTTTAGTAGAAAATACTAGGCCAAGGTGGTCTCCTGGTTCGACAAAAGTTTCATTAATTCCCTTTTGTGCCCAGCCCCATTCATTTCTTGGAAATGGCAAGGCCTGATTCTTTTTTACTAACACGGCCCAATATGCATTTTCTGGTGGCATGTCTTGGCATTTTTCAACACTGTTGTTGGGAAAATTATTTACTCTGCAGACAACAGCATTTCCATACTTTACTGTTCCCTCTATATTATACCCATGTGTCTTTAATAGATCTAAAGAATTAACTTTACCACTGGCACTGACGCATTTCTTTTCTACTGTAGAATTATTTCCGTAGTCTACGTATAGGTTAATGCACTCTGGTTGATTAGAATTTAAAACAAACAATCCTATTGCTGAACCAATAAAAATAAACACCAGCATAATTCTTTTTTGAATCATGAGTTATACCTAACTACATATTTAAGTGCATCTACCAATTTGTCTATAGACTCCTTTGCTGAATAATAAATGTTCTTTTTATTATTATTAACTGATCCTGCTTTATCTTTTGCAATAGTAGAATAAACAGAAGCCATCATTGAAAACTTAGTTGACATTGCTTGCAGCTCTATAATTAAATATGGTGCTTTAGCAGAAGGCACATCTGGATTCATTAATAATTTTACCACAATTGATAAAGCCTTGTCTAGCTGTTCATCGCTCATGTATTCATGAAGGTCATTAAATTCTGTAATTGAGCTAATTAACTCAAGAGTATTTTTATCCTCAGACATTCTTAATCCTTTTCTTATTTGACTTGACAGGCCCAAGATCGGCCTTTATTGTTCCGTCTTTTCTAATTCTAATAATTCTACCATTTTTAATAACAGTAGGATTAAAAGGAATTTTGTTATTTGATCCCATGAGCTTCTCCAGATTCTATTAGTTGTTCTAACAATGACCATTCAATTACTGCAAGCCTTACTTTATTGCCAGAAGATCCCAGAACAAGTTTAAGTACTGGGTGCTTGTCTCTATTTACCTTAAATGTATCTGTGCATATCTTAGCCCACATATCTTTGGAAACAGAAATTGTTTTTTCATATTCTTTATAATCTACCACAAAATTGCCCCATTGAGCATCCCCTTTTTGGTAATCCCCACGTCCACTATTTTTTTGCTGCTTTGCACCATCTCTTTTTGCTTCTGATCTTTCTGACATTATCTGTTCACCAAGTGCTGAGAACTGTGCCCGTCTGGGCATGTCCAAGAAAGAGTAAAGGTTGATGGATCCCAAAAAGCTTTTTCTGCATTCTTTTCGCATTTATGGCAAGGCTTTGTGCCAATAATTTCTTCTAAAGCAGATTGCTGTACTATTTCTTTTTTATCAAAAAATTCATTAATGTTTGGCATCAATTAACACTCTTTCCATTTGATCTAAATTTAAAATTAATGGGGGGGAAGTAGAAATTTGCTTTTCTGCTTCTGGGCTAGAGTAAAACTTATTTCCATCTTTTATCCATATGTATCCTACTTTATAATTAGTATAATTTAATGATGGTGTAAGGGTTCCACTTTTAAATTCTTCTGACCCTTCTGTAATTGCGGTGTAGTTCATTCTAATTGCGTACCTATCAGATTTATTAATATTTAAAACTCCGTGATAAAATGGCTCGCAAGAAGGGAAAACAAGAATGTCCCCAGATTTTGGTTTGTATCCTACTATTTTTTTTCCATCCCAAAAACATATTTCCCCTCCACCGTATTCATCATTTAAATATATCATAACAGTAAAAATTAATTTATATCCAGGAGTGTCCATGTCTTGTTCAAAAAAATCGCTATGAAAAGCACTAAAATTAAATTTTTGTAGTTCGGCTTTTTTTGCCAGCTCTAAATCATATTTTAAAAATGCAATTCTTGTATTTTCAGATTCATTAAAAAGATCGACTTTGCTATAATGACTTGGCCAAATATCTTTATTTCCATATTTAATCATAAAATCTTTTTTAACAAAATTATAAGCATCTTCAAGTTTTTCAAAAACCGATTTTTGTTTTACTTGCTCTTGATCATTTGGATCAAAATGTTCTGGAGTAAATCCGTGGTAACTGGTTGAGTCAATTTCAGTCATTACTCCGTACTGCCCCCAATTATGAAATTTTTTCATTACGTACACATCTTCTTTGTATAATTCTGCTTCTTTAAAAAATGACAGTACCTCTTCAGTATCTTTTAAAACATTTTGATACAGGATGGCTCCATCAATTAACTTATATGCCTTTACATTTTCAATGTCATTAAATCTTAGCATCTATATCTTTCTTAAGTTTTTCAACAACCTTTGGATTATCCTTTAGATACTGTACGGCTTTAGATCTACCCTGCAATCTTTCTGAGTTAACTGTGTACCAAGCGCCACCTTTTTCAACTAATCCGCACATTTCTGCTACGTCTAAAGTTTCTCCAATATCGTCAACTCCTAAATGATCTCCTTGGTAATAGAAGTCGTACTGTCCTGATAAATTAGGGGGGCCGAGTTTGTTGTAATCGACAATCCAATTGACTGGCCTTCCAACTCTCTGTTCAATAATTTTATCGCCAACTTTAATACCTGCCTTGATAGCATTAGCCTCAGCTTCTGAGGACCAAAGCTTAATGACCGTAGAAGAAAAGAACTTGACCGCCATTCCCCCTGTTGGAATATGGGAGGCGTGCATAGATCCAAACTGGTTTCTTTGCTGTGAAATGAGAACCAATAATGTGTTTTTGTTTGCATAGTTTAACATTTTGACTGCGTGGGTCATATCCTTTGCTTCTGCGCCTATCTGTTTTGTATCTTGTAAATCTTTTAACTCGTCGCCATCTTTTTCAAAATATATTGCAGGCAACAAAGCTGATATTGAATCAACTACAATAATATCTATATCTGCAGACATAAGTTTTGTTGCAATGTCCACCATGTCGTTAATAGTTTTAGCTGGCGAGTATATTAGTTTTGATGAGTCAACGCCTAATTTTTCTGCCCACTCTGGGGAATAGGAATGTTCCGCGTCAATCCAGGCGCAAGTTTTTCCTTCTTTTTGAGCAAGAGCAATCATTTGCAAACAAAAGGAAGATTTACCAGAAGACTTATTCCCCCATACCAAGGCCTGTCTTCCATGTCCAAGTCCACCGTTGAGTGCTAAGTTTAAACCAATACTTGGAGTTTTTTGTTTTATGATTTTAACATCTACTGCAGACTGAACTCTTTCTCTTGTTTTTGAATCCAGCTTTGCTAAAACCTCTTCCATTAAAATTGTCATTTTTATTCTTTCTCTGTTTCATCCATTATAGCATTTTTTTCGCCAGAATTTTCTGACAATTTAAATACAAAATTTCTTGAGACATCGTCAAACTCTACCTTTAAATTCTCTTCATCCCCTAATCCAAAAAATATATCAATAGGTACTAAAACCTCTTTTTGAGTTTTTAATATTGCTACAAGTATCTTTGAAGAACTCATTGCTTTAAATATCTCTGAAGCGCTGTCTGTCATTTTATCTCCTTTATCATTAAGGTTCCATCATCTAGTTTTGATAGAACTGGCTTACTTTTCATTCCTTCACGCATTTTGCCTAAAACTTTTGAATACATTGTTGGAAATGCAATTGCTCTAGTTAAATTCTTATTCTTGTCTGTCATGACAATATGCGCCATAGTTTTTCCAGCTTTAGTTTTGTATGGACTAAAATTAACTACCATCTGCTCATCTTCTTGCATGTCATATTCTTTTCTATATAAATAATCGACAAACAGATCTGTTCCATTAGGGTCTATTTCAGAAACTTTAATATACCTTGCAATTCTATTATCCCCAACTAATATAAAATACATCTGTCCAGTTTCAATTTGAGTTTGCTCTGTATGAAATAAACCTACGGTACCAGTCTCGTCTACAATTTCAATTCGTGACCAACCCGTTCCCCTCTTAATACTCTTAACCATTCCAAACAAAGGGAAAGATCCTAGGTCTTCAAATTCTGAAATTGGTCTTGCCTGTGATTTAATTCTTGGTGGCAAGTCTACTGTAAAGGTAGGAATGCCTAGGTATTCGTAGTAGTTTTCTTTTTCCTTGCCAGTTCTGGGATTGTCCTCAAAAGAAGCACCACCAATAGCATTAAGAGCAGATACAGCCCTACTATTAATCCCGCTACCTTTCGCAGAGGCTTTTTGAATGAAATCGGAATAATTGGCATAAGGCCTTCTTTCTATAATTTTGTTAGCAATACTGTCAGATATAAACTTTATATCTGCTAATCCAAATTGCATTGCATCTTCTTTTAATGAAAAATAAACATTTGAATTGTTTATGTCTGGAAGAAGTATCTTAAGGTTTAATCTTTTCGCTTCAATAAGATAGCCAGTTTTAGCATCTTTATCATTTTCGTTTTTAAGAACCGAAAACATAAACTCAAGAGGGTAATAAGTTTTAAGCCAAGCCGTATAATAAGTAAGCATGGAATAAGAGACAGCATGAGAACGATTAAAAGAGTAGCCAGCATGAGCCTCGAAATCACTCCAAAGGGACTGGGCCTTTTTCTGAGAAATGTGTTTTGAAGCCCCATTAATAAATTTATCTTTGAATTCGTCAAGTTCTGTTGCATCTCTTTTTTTACCAATAACCTTTCTAATTTTGTCAGCTTCTGACCAAGACATTCCGCCTAGATAGACGCATGCTTGCATAACCTGTTCTTGATATATAATAACTCCGTATGTGTTTTCTGTAAAAGGACGCATTATCTCATGAACATATTGCGTAGGCTCTTGCCCACGTTTTCTTGCTACGTAAGAAACTCCTACGGTATTCATGGCTCCTGGTCTTACTAAAGCGTTAGAGGCAGCCAAGTCTTCAAATTTATCTACTCCCATTTTTATTAACAAGTTTGTGTAAGGTACTGCTTCTGCTTGAAACACTCCCTTAGTATAACCTTCGCTTAAATTTTTATAAACCTTTGGGTCTTTAAAATCTAATTGAGACAAATTTATTTCCTTGCCAGATCTTTCTTTAATTGCTTTGATAGTATCAGAAATAACAGAAAGAGTTTTTAAACCAAGAGCATCTACTTTAATTAATCCAATATCAGCAACCGTGTCCATGTCGTATGCAACGACTGGAATTCTTCCTGAAACTTTATCTTGAGGATCTTCTCTAGATTCTATGGGTGCAAAGTTTCTTAAATCTTCTTTTGCCACGACTACTCCAGCAGCGTGAACACCAACACTTCTAATTTTTCCACGTAACTTTTCTGCAAGCCATAAAACTTCTGGGTACTTCATTCTAAATTCTTTTGTGTTAGGTGAATCTATAAACTCTTCAAATGTATCAACTTGTTTCATTGCCCTGTTTACATCAGACAGAGGAACCATAAATACACGAGCAGCATCCCTTACAACTCCCTTGTCTTTAAAATAAGTAAAAGTTGATATTGACGCAACGTGTTTAAATTTCTTTTTAAGATAATCTTTTACTTCTTTGCGTCGACGATCTTCAAAATCAGTATCAATATCTGGAAAATCGTTACGGTCTGGGTTAATAAATCTAAAGAACAAAAGGTCGTATTCAATTGGGTCTACATCTGTAATTCCCAAGGCATAGCAAACTAATGATCCTGCTGCTGAACCACGTCCTGGTCCAACCATTATTTCATTTTGTTTAGCCCAATTAATCATATCTGCAACAACTAGGAAATAAGAGGCAAAATTTTTATCTTTAATAATTTCTAATTCTTCTACCAGCCTTTGCTCATATAAGTCATTTCCCATCCATGACGAGGTCAGGTGTAGTCTTTCTAGGCCTTCAAAGGCCATATCAGACAGCTTTTGGTCGGCATTGGTCTTTGGGATAGGGAGTAGGTCTAGACCCCTGTTAAAATCGTATTCTCCAATTTTTTCCGCTATCTCCATAGTATTTTCATAAATGTCTACTCGTTTAATGTCACATTTCTTAAAGTCGGATTCAATTTCTTCTCTAGTCTGAATAAATAAATTATAGTCTTGGAATGATATTCTTCTGTCTGGGTATAGATAATTAAGTCTGTCTAGTACATCTCCCATACCCCTAGAAACCTCAAAGTCTGATTCTTTATCTGATTTAGGAGATGTAGATAGAATAAGCATTGCTTCTTCTAAAGTCTTATCTTCGCCTTTTGCGTAATGGGCATCTCCAGTCGCTACTGGCTTAATTCCTAATTTGTCTGCTAATTCTAGCAACTTGCTATTTATTTCTTTTGGATTGTGAGATTGTACCTCAATGTAAAAATCTTCGCCAAAAGTTTTCTTAAAATCTTTAAGTATATTTTCCGCTTCCTCAAACTCTTCTTTTTCAATGCACTTACTAATAAGTCCATTAAGGCATCCAGAAAGAACAATAATATCTTTTGCATATTCTTTTAGTATCTCCATATCAATTCTAGGCTTATGGTAAAACCCTTCATTCCAAGCTATCTCTTGTAATGAGTTAATATTCTTTAATCCGTTTTTATTTTTAGCTAGCAGGATAATGTGATTGTACGCCTGTATGCTTTTGTCTGTTGCAGACGATCTATCAAATCTATCTGTTGGGGATATGTAAGCCTCTACTCCAAGAATTGGCTTAATACCTAATTCTTTTGCAGCAATTTGCATTTCTCTATGGGATGACAATGTTCCATGATCTGTAATTGCTATAGATGTTTGGCCAGCGTCTATTGCTGCTTGGCATAACTCTTTTGGAGAATTAAGACCGTCCATTAAAGAATAATATGAATGAACGTGTAGATGTGTAAAACTCATTAATAACCGCCTTGACATTCGTTTCTGGTGTGATACAGCCTGGTACTAGTTAATGTTTTTTTAGTTGGTGCGTATATATCTTTCTTGCAGCAGCCACACTTTACATGCCACTCTCTGGCAAAAAAGTTGTAAACTGCTCCTACATAATTTTTATATTTATTATACACAAATTCTTGAAATGGATCTGGTATATCGTATGTAGTCATGATTACATTTTACTAAATAAAACTGAGGGTGGCAAGAGCCACCCCCAGCATATTTAATTTACCACTCTACGCTACCAGTTGAGGCAACTGCTAGTTCTTGTGAGGACTCTCCCATGTAGAAAGACTCTTGTTCTGCGTATGGAACATTCCTTACAGCAGTTTTTTCAAGATCAAATAGTTCTAATTTTGAAAAATCAAAAGGTGTTTCATCTTTGGCCAAAGGAATAATTGTGTAGCTTGTGTCTGTCTTGCTACCGTTTCTTTTAATTCGCCAATTTAAATTTGTAATACTTCCCATTTCACCAGCGTATTCGATTAATGTAGGAGTAATTGTTTTTCCACTTGTTCCCTGAGACAATATTGCAACATATGGATCATTCTTTCCGTCATCAACTAATACATTGATATAGATACGGGTTCTAGCTTTCCATCCAGCCTTTGGATCTTTGCGATGCTGTTCTTGCGCCCAGTCTCGTCCTTCTGACTCCATGGTGTCTAGAGCTTTTCTTCGATAATCTTTTGGATTGGTATGCTCTAAGGCAATAAATCCACATCCGAGTTTGTCATTGTAGTTGGGTGAATCTGCATCCAACTCTTGAAGAAATCTAATCTTAACGCTTTCTCCATCTTCAATTTTTAACCAACGACCTTTATTTTCTTCTCCGCCTGAATATGCAGGCTTGTCTAGTGCTTTATTTAGGTCTTTTAGACCTTTTACTATGCTCATTTCTTCTCCTTTTGTAGTTGATGGTATAGATCCATCTGTTTTACCATTGTATCATAATGTCCAGGATTTGTATTCCACATCGGACACTGAATTTATTATGCATTCCTTAATTTCTTTTTCTGATAAATCTCCTGCGTCTTTCGCATTATTTTGATAAACTTTACCATATTCACAAGAAGCCCAAAGAATATCTTTATTTCTTAAACTAGAAGAAATAGACAATCCAAGTTCTCTGCCAGCTGAATCTGCGTCTGTCATTATAGTAATTTTTGTAAAGTATCTATTTAACAAATTAAGATTGTTGCTTGATAGGTGACCCCCTAGAGTGGCAACAACATTTGGGAATCCAGCCTGATGTACCCTGATAGCATCAAAACTAGATTCAACAATGATTACGTGGCTACCAATTTTCTTTGCCCTGTGTATATTAAACAATGTTTGATTCTTAGGAAGGTTGGTGCTATTTTTAAATTTTTTCTCAGCTATAGATCTTCCAACTATTCCTACTGGGAGTCCGTCTGGGCTGTGCACTGGAACAACTACCATGTTTTGAGATTCAGAGTAACCCAGTCTAAAGTAATTCATAGACTCTGAATTTATCCCTCTTGTCTCAAAATAATCTCTTGCTTCTTTACTAAGAGTTAGTCCCAAATAAAGCTCATCTAGCTTCTTGGAATCAAACTCAACAAACTCTGGCTTATCTTCTAAGGCTTGGCTTAAAAGAATATCAAAATTATCTAGGGACTCGCTCTCTTTGTTTGAAACCAATCTTATAGCTTCAAAATCATTTTTATTACAAATTCTTTTAACTAATTGAATAATGTTTCCAGATTCCGCACATGCTGGGTTGAAGCATATCCATGCTCCATTTTCTTCACTAATATAAAAGCAAGGCGTATGAGTATTGTTATGAAATGGACAATACAAAACTAAATTGTGATTAGACTCACTAATTATCCTTAGTCCAATTTCTTTAACAACAGACTTTATATGGTTTGGTGCATACTGCGTGGAATTACTTTTCCTTGTGTTATCCCTGACGATTCCCATGCCTTCCTCCTTCCTACATATATGCCATGTAAGGTCATTAAGAACTTCCATGTTTCACCTGTAAATTCTACCGAAAATGCTGTGTCTATGTCAAGTACCCTGGCATATCCTTTTGATCTCATATCATGAGTCAAAATATTTTCGTATTGATTTTTTATACGAATCATATCAGAATCTTCTTTGAAAAAAACTTCAATTTGAAATTTTTTAATTGTTTTGTGCTGGTGCATAATCGTATAGTTCTTTAATTATTCCTCTATTTATATCCCAGTCTAAGTGGAAAGCAAACTCGTGTCCGTGTCTATTCTTTCTAGAAACAATTTCAATTAAATTTGTTCCAGGATGTTTGTGGATAGCCATTGCCATATCAGCATCATACTCTATCGCTTTAGACCAAGCTACTTGGCTCATCATTGGCGGATCATCTTGATCAGATACGTCATCGGCTGTTGCCGCTGTAATATCTATAACGGGGATGTTGTTTGAAACTGCAAGCAATTTAAACTCTCTAGAAATATTTCTGTTTCTTTCTACCTCAGAATGACTTCTCTTATTATCATTAAACAATTGATGATAGTCTAAAATAACTAAATCTGGCTTGTGTTGATCTATCTTTCCTTGAACAGTCGCTGGAGTTACTTCTGTATTTCCTTCATTAGAAACTAAAACAAAACTATTCTTTCCTTCAAATCTTTTAGTACCCCAAGATTTAAAATCATCAATATTAATATCTCCTCGAGAAAGATCACTAGCCTTAAATAGTCCAGAGCCAAGCATTGTATAAATACGATCACGCATATTTTCTGGAGACATTTCCAAAGAAACAATCATTGGTTTAAATCCTTGCTCCCAAGCTTTGCATGCAAGATAAGAAGTAAACCATGTCTTTCCTTTTCCTGGCCATCCAATAGCAACGATTAAATGTCCTGGCGCCATTCCAGTTGGGTATGCAGCATCTATTGCTTTAAATCCAGTTAGTATTCCTGGACTTCCGCCCATTACTGAAGCTCTGTCTTTTACTGAAGAGAAGTGCCTTGTTGCAGAGTCTAAATCTATAACGTCTAAGTCTCTTACATTATTTGTAAACCTTGAAAGGTTTGCTAATTTGCTTTGCATATCTGCAAGTACTCTTGAGGCAGCATCTTGCTTTAAAGCAGATCCAGATTGAAGAAGTATGTTTTTTAATTGTGAAGACAAGTATTCATTTTTTAATTTATCTAGGTAGTATCCAGTTTCAGCCTTTACATTAATGTCTGGGTCAAAGTCATGAAATTTTTCCTGAAGAACACTAGCCTCTGGCACAGCCTTAAACTTATAATAGTAAGACTTTAAGCCCTCCCAAATATCCCTATGTGACGTAAAAAGATCATCTACGTTATCTGCAAGCAGGGTGCTAATGTCTTTATTTTGACACACTGCGGATATTAGTGTTGCTTCGGTATTCATTCATCTACTTCCTCTACTAGTTTTTTAGTTTGTTCTCTTAAAATTTTTCTTTTTGCCTTATCTTTTTCTAATTCTTTTTGTGCAGAATCAATTTTGTCAAAATTGTATAAAAAAAATATTAAAGGATGTCCATGCTTTATTAGTTTAAAATAATACTCTAAAAGGGTCATTCCTCTATCAAAGCCAACGCTTTCAATAACGTCCTTCATCGCCATCTTATCTCTAAATTTATTCAAAACTGGTTTTTTGCCGTACTTTTCCTCATAAAGCTTTTCGTATTTCCATAGCATTATGTAGGGCTGTTTATTTTTTTCAGCCTGGGAAATGACTAGATCATTTTCCATCTTTTAATTCTTTCTCTATTTCTTGAGTTTTTTCAATAAGCTTTTCTTCGACAAATTTATAAACACGCTCAGTGGCAGTATCTACATTTTCTCCATTACGCACATTGTCTTCTACGCCTATTCCAATTTTAATGCTTTCAAAATTTCCTAGGTTTCTAGTAAAGGATAGATCAACCTTAACTACTGTTGTCATTTATGCTCCGCCTTCTTATGTCTATTTAAAGTTTCATTAGCAAATATTCCCCAGCGAACCTCTATATCTTTATGGCAAATATCACAAGTAACAACTCTGCTTTTTTCCACTAGTCCGCCTTCCACACTGGAACGAATCCAGATTCAGTTTTAGTATACAATATAATATTGTTTTTGAGAAGTGCCCTTAATTCTGACCTGCTGGGTATATTTTTTACATATCCAGCTTCTAGGATATACGCATGTAAATCAAGTATGTCAGACTCACTAAACATAAACTTATACCACAAGCTATCTGGATTACTTATCGGATATACCTTTTGAGGTTTCTTTATTTTTCCTTGCAAGATATACTCTTCAATTGTAACTTTATGTCTTCCAAGAATTAAGCCTACATCTTTTATCGTATATGCGTTTTCCATTTTTTTTAAAACGTCGGAATAACTATACATCATTCTTTTTTTCTCAGCATAACACCAAGCGACTACTTCGTCTCTAGGCCTAGATAACCTAATTACTTTATGTAATTTATTATTTAAGAAGAAATAGAGAAATTTTTTGCGTGCTTTTGATCCATTTTTTCTAGCCATTTTCCGAACGCACTCGTTTCTTTACTAATCATCCACCTTTTCCCGCACTGCATGCAGAACAATTCAACATGTAGTTTTTGAGAAAAAACTCTATCTACAAAAACTCTGCCTTTACACTTTTGACATTTCATTATAAAGTAAACAATTTCCCGTCTACTACACAAGTATAGTCTGGTGATACGTGTATCATGTTAACGTGTGGATACTTTCCATTTTCAATATGCGCTATTGCAAATCCCTTTTGCCAGTCATGATGCTGGGTATATTTCATTCCTGGACCCTTTTCATCGCACATATGACCAATCTCATATCCACGCAAAGTTTCCCCCTTGCCTTTATTTCTTAATTCATAAGTAACTAAATGAGATGCAATCCTATGAGAATGTCCTCTAATTAAAGATACTTGTAGATCTTCCATGTCTTTTCTAACCGACCCTGTTGCTGAAATTGAAATTCCATGATGGACGTGGATATCTCCAAAACGTTTCTTTGGCAATTCATTATAATAAATATAATCATATCCTAATGAATCTAAACTCCATAAAGCTTCTGGGGTAACATGCTTTGCATATTCAGGAATTTTCTTATCCAAATAATCAAAAATTCTAATATCATGATTTCCTAACGCTGAGAATAGTTGTGCGTTTGGAAGCATCTTTCTTGTTCTTTCATAAAATTCACGGGCACCACTTGCCTCAAACTTCATGTCTTTTAGCATTAACTCTAAATCATTTGTTACGTCGTCATTCTTGTATGCCTTTAAAAACTCTGTTGGCTTTCCTTCTGTAAATCTACTGTAGCAAGCCTGATCATCTGTGTCGCCAAGATAGTCTACAACATCTGGCTTAAACCACTTCATAACCTTAAACCAAAGCTCAATCATTTTATCATCTTGATATGGAAATTGCTGATCCGATGACAGCATCCACTTTAAATCATTAGACATTTAATATCCTTAAATTAAAAAAGTCACGGTTTCGTGACTTTATTGAACATGCTATATTTTAACATATTCTTATAACCTGTCAAGCATTAAATAGTTTTAAGTTGAGTTGCTATCCAATTAACACTTATTGTTGAGGTAGTTGCCTTATTGCTTACTGCATATATTGTTCCGCCTGTTTTATCTGTATTTAAAACTGCTGATACTGATACATTTCCAGTTGTAGAAGTTAAAGCTTGTGCCATTGAAGCAACAAATCCAGTATCTGTACCTGCTGTAAATGACGGAGTAAATGTTACTGATACGGATGCTGGGGTTGTACCTTTTAATATTATTGATGCTGTGCCTTGATCTGTGACTGCTACTCTATTTTGACCACTAGAGTCTTTTGTAGCATTTAATAAGCTTGTAGATTTTGTAAAAACATCTGTTAAATTATCTTGTAATTGATTTAAATCATTTGGGTCAAATGGGGCACCCTCATTAAATGTTACAACTTTCCAATTTGCTGCCATTATAAATTTTCTCCTAATTCATGTGAATTTATTTCCGATTCGCTTACTTCTACAATATTAGACCTATTAAGTCCATATTTAGAAAATGAATCTGGGTTCACAATATGACGCTTTTTATTTTGCGATATTAAATACATTTTACCATCTGCAATGTTCTTGATCAAAGCGCCATCTCTAAACCCTAATTTACCAGACTGTTTAATTAAAGATAAGGCAGACTCTGTAGCATTTACTGTAGTAAAAGACCAAGACTCCTCTGCTCTTTTAGATATCAACTTGTATCTTTTTCCGTCTTTAATCCAGTAAGTACCCTTGTCTGTTTTAACAGCAATTCCTGAAGGGAAATCAGTCGGAGAGGTTATTAAGATGCTCTGAGTATTCTTCTTTTGCTTGATCTTTAGCATTTTCCTTTTCCACAAGTTGTGTAATCTCTGCACGTAATATTGCAATTTGAGTTTCATAATTTGATACCAATTCACCTATTCTTTGTTGCAACGCTGTAATGACTAAACTTGCTTTATTCTCCTGGTTCATTTGTTACCTTTTCTAATTCGCTTTGTAATGCTTGTTTTTTTGCAAATGCATTTTCTAGCTGTAATTCTAAAGCATCTACTGAGTCTTGATTAATTGGAGTCACTGCAGACTCTTGAATAATTAACATATTTATATTAAAAATATTATTTACAATGCTTTTTAAGTGCACATTAATAATATCAATTTTTTCTTGTTTTTCTAAATCCATTAAATAACATCCTTAGTCTCTGTTACTGGTCCCCATTTTCCGAGAGGGCATCCAGCATGAGGAAGCTTTGCTTTTTCTGTCATAAAGCATCCACACTTTTTGCAAGTTTTTGTTGCTTTAATTAATGACGGACAATTTAAACAATGATTTTCATATCTATATTTAAATGTATCATCATCTACTCTTCCAATTTTTGGATTTAATAAATCCCAGGGTCTGACTTTATCCCCAGCATTTTTTTCTTTCCATATTTGAAAAGGTGTTTTTTGTGACATTGCTATTCCGTTGGCTCTGTTATTTCTTCTGGCTTTGGACCAAATTCATTTGTTTCTGAATTATAAGTAGATCCTACCTGAACAATTCCATCATCTGTAATTAATTGTCCAGTAACATTTTTAATAATTGGATTGCTTGTAAATATTGCACCTAATCTTTCATCTGTGTGCAAAATATCTATTACTTCTCCGTCAATAATAAATGCTATTTTAACTGGTGGTAATTCTGGCATAGTTCCTCCTTGTTTCTTATATTATACATAATCTATGTATATTTGTCTACAGCGATTAGGCTGAGAAATTGTCTAACGTACTTCCTTGATTTGTTACTGCTGCCATAGCAATTACACCCACATATGATCCTTTAGATCCCCCATAAATATAGCTTACGCTACCCGAAGAGCTGCTTGTTTGCCCAGTTGCAGTAATTGTATTTCCTGAAGTTTCTGCCTGTACGCTATTTATTGGAATATAATAAGTTGTATTAAATTCAAGTCCAGGCTCATTTTCAAAAGTAGCTATAATTTTTGAATCAATTAAGGTTGGACTAGCGCCGACAAATTGATAAAGTTTTAATTCTGAGTAATAAGTATACACATCTGCAGAAACTTCTTCTACTGCATAATATGTTTTTCTAGTAACTTCTTCAGTAACAGTATCTCTCTTAGTGTATATGTATCCAAGTGCTGTATCTCTTACCTGATATGTATAAGTATATGTTGTAACATTTTCAAGCGCATTTGTTGACCATGTATATCCTTGTTGTCTAATTGCATAAGTATAATATATTATTGTTTGATTTTGATAAGCATTAGTTGAATAAGTATAAGCTTGTACTCTAACTGAATAGCTATAGCTTGTTGTTGTTATGGTTTGAGATTGATTTGTTGACCAGCTATAGGTTGTTGTTGTTACACTTTGTCTTATAGCATAAGTATTTGTTGTAGTGCTATTTGCTCGACATAATGTATAGTTATATCTTAACCTATCTCCAGTTCCAGATGTTCCAGTAAATGAACATGCCAGATTTACTCTACTTGCGTTACAACCTCCCGTTGATTGTGGTGATGCAAATGTACCTGATCCAGTACATGAATAAGATGTTGAAGTGCTAGAAGAACATGCACCGCATCGGTCTCCAGCATTTGGCCCAGTGCCTGGACAAGATGCTGAGCTGCTAGAACCAGTACAAAGATTTGAAGTTGATGTAGATGAACTACATGATGAACATCTTTGTCCAACACTACTTCCAGTACCTGGGCAAGATCCTCCAGAGCTAGAACCAGAACAAGTTATTGTAATGTAAGAATCTATATTTGTTGAACAAGCACCACATCTGTCTCCTACGTTTGGTCCAGTATCTGGACATGAACTAGTTGTAGTAGAACCACTACATGATGCAAAAGAGTTACAAGCACCACATCTTTGTCCTACAGAACTTCCAGTACCTGGGCAAGATGTCGAACTATCAGATCCAGAACAGGTTAATACAGAAATTGTTTCTGGTTCTCCTGAACAAGATCCACATCTATCTCCTACGTTTGGTCCAGTATCTGGACAGGTTGTAGAAACTTGTGATCCAGTACATGCTGCAACAGAGTTACAAGCACCGCATCTTTGTCCTGCTAAGCTTCCAGTTCCTGGACAAGTGCTTCCTGAATTTGATCCAGAACAAGTTAACTGCTCTGTTATAGTTGCATTTTCTGTACAAGCAGTGCATCTATCTCCACCTATTGATCCAAAATCTGGACAGGTTGAAGTTGTAACTATGCTTCCAGTACATGGATAGCTACTAGAAGTTGCACAAGAAGTACACCTATCTCCGCCTAATGGACCAGTGTCTGGACATGAGTATGATGTTGCTGAAAGTGTGCATGGATAAGTTGTTACATTTGTTGTTGATGTAGTACATGCACTACATCTTAATCCAACATCACTAAATGTATATCCTTCAGATTGTGGATTTGATCCTAATATTGCTAAAGGTGGACAATCTTCATTTGGATCGTATATTGTAGTTAAATTAGTTGAACATCTATAAACAAAGCCATCACCTGGATTTAATATATATGTATAATCTGGTACTACTGACCAAAAAGAAGATGTTGATGCTACCCATACTGCTGCTCCAAGGCCACCACCAAAAGTATCAACAGAAACCGATTGGTTAAAACTACCTGCATCAACAGTTTTCATTGGGTTGTCGCCTAAATCGCCAGAAGAATTTACTGCCCTGCTTCCATTTACACTCCAGGTATTGTTGCCTCTTGATGGTCCGCCATAAGTAAATCCACCACTTGCAGTACCTAATCCAACCGATACAGTTCTATTAAAATCATCTGACAAAGATGGAACTTGTGCTTCAATTGGAGGTGTGCTGTAGTAATAATAGGTTACATTATCTACTCCAACTACTTCATCTCTTGCATAAAAATAATATGGTGGTGGGTTTGCATCGTATTCAGTAATTGTATATGGATTTGTAGCGGTTATATTACCACCGCTAGGATCAGTAGTCGATGCTGATACTTGTTCTGCAACTTCGGTTGTATAAAATATTCTAGTAATTAATGAATTATAATTGCTGTAT